CAGTCCGTTGCCAGTCGCGCCCGCGCTTGGGGATTCTTTCACCATATGGCCGGGCTGCGACAAAAGTCTCGGCACCTGCGAATACAAGTTCGGCAATCTCCGCAACTATCGCGGCTTTCCGTTTATCCCGGCTGCGGAAACGGCGGTTTGACATGACGGAGCAGGAGCAGCGCGCCGCGATCGTCGCGGAAGCAAAGTCATGGCTGGGCACGCCTTACCATCATTACGGCAAGCTGAAAGGCGTCGGCGCCGATTGCTCGCAAATGCCGATCAAGGTGTACGCCGCGGCGGGCGTATTCGAGGATTTCGATACCGGCCCGTACCCGACCGATTGGCACCTGCACCGCGCCGAGGAACGCTACCTCGGCTTTGTGCGCCGGCGCGCGCGGGAGATTGCGCTGAGGGAGGTCAAGCCCGGCGACTTCGCGGTGTTCAAAATCGGGCGCTGCTTCGCGCATGGCGCGATCGTCATCGACTGGCCGCTGGTGATCCACGCCTATATCCGCCGCGGCGTCGTCTATGGCGAAGCGACCAAGGGCGAATTTGCAAACCGAGCCGTCAAATATTTTACCTTCTGGAATGAGCCATGAGTCTCTTCAGCGGCGCCAAAACGCAGGCGACACAAACCACGCAGTATTCCGGCCTGCAGGTGCAAAGCTCGGTTGCGGGGCAGTGCATCCCGCTCGTCTATGGCCAGGCAAAAGTCACCTGCAATCTGATCTGGTATGGAAACTTCCAATCCTACAATGTCGGCTCGTCCGGGTCCGGCAAGGGCGGGGGCAGCAGCGGCAAGGGCGGCAGCGGTCAAACCAACTATTCCTGTTCGTTCATCGCCGCGCTGTGCGAGGGATATATCTACGGCACCGGCTTGGTCTGGGCCAGCAACAACACCTACGCCTCGATTGCTGAAGCGGGCCTGGCGCTCAGCGGCGGCGCGATCGGGCAGTTACCGATCTCCTGGCTGACGCCGCCGTTCAATATTCCCTATAACGGCGTCGCCATCGTCGAATCCGAGGCTTACGATCTGGGTAGCTCCGCTTCGCTGCCCAATTTCAATTTTGAGGTCCTGGGCCCGTATTTGAATTCCGGGGCGCCCGGCATTCCCGATGCCAACCCCGCTTACGTCATAAACGATTTCCTGACCAACCCATTTTACGGCGCGGGCTTTCCCACGTCGTTTGTCGGCAACATCACCACCTACGCCGAATACTGTACCGCGCAGGGTCTCTGGATTTCGCCGGTTTACGATTCGCAGGATACCGCATCGTCGATCCTCGAGGATCTGGCGACGGCGACCAACGCCGCCTTCGTCTGGTCGTCGGGCGTGCTGACGATCGTGCCCTACGGCGATCAGGCGCTGGCCGCCAACGGCGCGACCTATACGCCGCCTGGCCCGCTGTATTCGCTGACCGACGACGATTTTTTGAAGGATCAGGGGCAGGATCCCGTTACCTGCCAGCGCGCGCGTCCCGCCGACCAGATCAACGCGCTTCAGCTTGAATACCTGCCGCGCGGCAATCAGTATTATCCCGATATCGTGCAAGCCTGCGATGAGGCCTCGATCGCGGTTTATGGTCTGCGCCAGGCCGACCCCACGGAATCGCATTTCTTTTGCGACGGCAATGCCGCGATGATCAGCGCGTGGTTGCAGCTGGCGCGGCAAGCTGTGCGCAATACCTACACGTTCAAGCTCGATGCGCGGTATTGCGTGCTCGATCCCATGGATCTGGTCGAGATCACCGATCCCAATCTCGGGCTTTTGGCGCAAACCGTGCGCATCACCGAGATCGATGAGGACGATCAGGGAAATCTTTCCGTCACCGCCGAGGATTACCTCTACGGCACCGGGCAGGCCGCGCTTTACAGCTTCCAATCCGGCAGCGGCTTCAAGCACAATTACAACGCACCGCCGACGCCGTCCTCGGCACCGGTGTTTTTGGAGCCGACTTTTCAGCTGACCGGCGGCGATCTGGAAGTGTGGATCGCGGTCGCCGGTAATCCCAACGGCGGCGACGGCGTTAATACGGTCGGCTGGGGCGGATGCCAGATTTACGTTTCGCTCGACGGCACCGATTATGCGCTGCTCGAAACGCAATATGGCGGCGCTGTATACGGCACGATCACAGCCGCGCTTCCGGCCTACAGCGGCACGGGGCTTGATACTGCCGATACGCTCGCCGTCTCGGTCGCGCCCAGCTACGGCGCGCTGCCTGCCGGCAGCACGGCGCAGGCGCAGGCGAACGCCACGCTCTGCTGGGTCGGCGGCGAGTTCCTGTCGTTCGGGGCGAGTACGCTGACCGGCGCGAATGCCTACACTCTGACGGCGCTCAACCGCAACCAGTACGGCACCGTTTCAAGTCTGCAACCTGCCGCAACGCCGTTCGTCTATTGCGAACAGAATATCGTCAAGCTGCCGATCACCGCCGATTACATCGGCAAGACGGTGTCGGTCAAAATCCTCGACTTCAACGTCTACGGCGGCGCGCTGACCAACATCGCGGCGGTCGAGCCTTACACCTATACCGTCCAGGGTCTTGCTTATACCGAGCCGTTGCCGGCCATCACCGGCCTCAACACCACGTTCCTGTCGAACATTCAGACTTTGGTTTGGGACGCGATCTCGGATCCGCGCAATCCCGATTATGAGGTGCGCACGGGGGCAAGCTGGCAGAACAGCGTGACGCTCGGTCGGGTTCCTCAGCCCAGTATAGCGGTCCCCTATACCGGAACATACTGGGTGGCCGCGCACTACCTCGCGCCGCAGGGCTATACCGTTTATGGCGCGCCCGCGGAGGTTTCCGTGCAGGGCGCCACCCTGGTGCGCAACGTGCTGGTTTCTTACGACGAAGCGGCAACCGGCTGGACCGGCACGCTTGCGGATACCGCCGTTACCGGCGGTGTCCTGGAATTGTCAGCTGCGGGCAACATTCTCGCCGCGGCGAACGTGCTCACCGTCGATAGCGTGATCAATTACGGCGGCTGGAACGCGTCAGGCAGCTATACGATACCGAGCGGCCATATCATCGATTGCGGCCGCGTCGTCGATGTGCAGATCAGCTTCGCGCTTGCCGCTTACGGCGTGTCGATCTTCGACAATGTGCTCGCGGTCGACAACATCTTCACCGCCGAGGATATTCTCGGCACTGCCAACAACATCTATATCGACGCCTATCCGCAGGTGAAGATGGCGGGCGCCGACGGCATTTACGGCGCTTGGCAGGATTTTACGCCCGGCGCGTATTACGGCCGGTATTTCAATTTCAAGCTGGTGCTGAACAGCACGAATGCGCAGGTCAATTGTGTGATCGAAGATTTCTCTTTCACCGTCGACGTGCCGGATCGGGACGATACCGGCACGGCGGTCGGCGTACCCGCCGGCGGCCTCACCGTCACCTACACAACGCCGTTCAACGACAATCCCAATGTGCAGGTGACCATCGTGAACGCGACGCCGGGCGATGACGCCATTATCAGCGCGGCCACCGCGTCCGGTTTTTCTTTGCAAATCCTCAACGGCGGCAGCGGCGTCGCCCGCACCGTCAACTGGATCGCGCAGGGGTACTAAGATGTTTACCTTTTACAGGCTGGGCAAACACGAGGGCCAAGGCCTTTATTGTAGCAAGGATGGCCTCACCTATGGCGGGCTGCCGTTGGTGGCCAAGGCGGCGCAGGGCAGGTTCGAGACCTGCGTGCCGGACGGATTTTTCAAACAGGCGCTGGCGGATCGCGCCGGCGGTCTTCGCGCGGTCGCGAACGCGCTTAATAAAAGCGACTATGCGCTGGCCGCGATCGCCGCCGTGCATCTGCGCCTGCCGATGCTGGACGCCGACCAGGCCCAAAGGATCGCGAAATGGGATTTTAACGCCGCCCAGCCGCGTGTGCCCAAAGGCAACCCCGCCGGCGGGCAATGGACGAACGGCGGCAGTAACGAAAACCTGATCTCCGATATCGTGCAGGATGATGACGAAGACCAGCCGCCTGGCATCGAATTTTCAGGATATGAAGTAAGCGGTGATACGCCTACCGATGCAGTTTCTTATGAATCTGGTGACGGTACACAATTTTATGCTCCGCCAGACGCTAATTTCTTTCAGGTTTATGCTTCCGGGTTAAGCATACGTGGAGTTCCAACAGGTTTTGATGCCGCTGCCGTTACAATCGCAGTTGGTCATGGTGGTCTTTTCGATTATCAGAGATTAAATGGTACTTTTTATAGTCAATATACAAATGCCAGTAATTACGGTGTTGGAGTTTTCATGAATGGGGCGGGATATACCGAAGATGAAACCAAGTTGATTGGTTCTATTTTTGCCCATATCTTCTCTTCAAATCCTGGAGATTCCAACCGGAAAATTTGGTGGAAGCGCGGTTGGGAAGACGCAGAAGCGGGGCGTTGGCGATGAAGCGACTGAGGAAGCTATTTCTCTGGCTGGCGGCCCTGACCGGTCTCTATTTTGCCGTTAATGCTTACGAAAGATATTACGGTTGCTATGATAAACTGATAGTTACTGCGCCAGGTCCAGGAGATATGGATGCGAAGGCGTTCCAGAACATATGTGTTTCGGATTTTATCGAGTTAACTGACCGAACAATAAATAGCCGCCAGATTGTTTTCAGCTACGAGTATGGCGATGACGAGCACATCGATTTGAAATGGATCGACCCGACTCATCTTAATGTTACTATTCCGGAAGTTTATGGGGTCGAGCTTAAAACCGTATTCTGGAATGGTGTCACCATCACTTATCATTATGAAGAACATAAATCGTGAAGAAGGCAATTTTCACATTGGGCAGATTAATTAGTTTCCTAAAATGGATTATTGTCATCCTTTGTGTGAGTTTTCTCCTACGAACAGGCTTCAGTTTTTGGAATAAATTTTCATGCGAACATGTCATTCTTTTGGCAGCGCCTGGGCCGAAAAAAATAGATGCGTTTGTAATCACAAATTTTTGTATGACTGAAACCACGCAAATCGAACTGCGCGATAATTTCATTGATGAAAAAGAGGTCGTCCTGGAATATGAGCCTGGAAACAACATAGTGACTTTAAACTGGGTTGATGCCGATCATCTCAATGTTACTCTAGCTTGGGTTAAAAATATAAAATTACAAACAACCCAGTGGCAAAACGTGCATATTACTTATCAAATAGAAAAGACAGGCCATTAAAGCTTAAAAATTAGATTTTTATAGTTTTCATCGCCTCCGGCATGTCGATAGTTATTAGCGTATCGCTTCAGTAAAGCCACGCATTCTCTCACCGCGAATAACCATTTTAATCACTCCGTGAAAGGAATTCCATGTCGCAAAACGCACTTGTCTTGCCGACCACCGGCACGCTTTCGGGCACTACGCTGGTGACCGATATCAACAGCGCCCTCGATACGCTGAACACCGTCAACCTCGGCAGTTCTGCGCCGGCGACGACCGAAGGCGGCATGCTGTGGAACGATACCGGCACCAATGCGCTGTGGCGCCGCAACGCCGCGAACAGCGCGTGGATCAAGCTCGGCTCCTTCGACGAGGCGAACGATCTGTTTCATCCGGCGAACGCGTTTAAGGCACTGAATACGCAGGTGTTCACCTCCTCCGGCACCTACACGCCGACGGCGGGCATGGTTTATTGCGTGATCGAAGCCGTCGGCGGCGGCGGCAGCGGTTCGACGACGAATTTGAACTCCGGCGGCGGCGGTGGCGGCGGCGCTTATGGGCGGGCCGTCTTTACAGCCGTGACGATCGGCGCTTCGCAAGCCGTTACGATCGGCGCCGGCGGCGTTTCCGTAACCGCGAGCGCGGGTAATGCGGGTGGCACCACGAGCGTGGGGTCTCTCATCAGCGCCGGGGGCGGCACGGGCGGCGGAACGCCGGGCGCGGTCGGCGCGGTGGGCGTAACCGCCGGCGGCCCCGGGGGATCAACGACAACCGGCGCAACCGTGACAGGCGCGGGGGGCGCCGGCACCTTCGGCATATATATAAGCAGCGCCTATCTGACGGGAACGGGTGGATCCTCCCATTTCGGCGGCGGCGGCTACGGGATCGTGGCGTCCGGCAATGCGCCGGGTAACGCCGGCCTTTACGGCGGCGGCGGCGGCGGGGGCGCGGGCACGTCGGGAAGCGGCGCCGGCGGCAACGGACTCGTCGTCATCACCGAATACCTCTCATCGTAAGGAGAAAGACATGCCCGTTTATGCGCTGATCGAAAATGGAACCGTCGTAAATATGGTCGAGTGGGACGGCATCGCGCCATGGCATGCGCCCGGCGGACAAACCGCCGTCGCCGCGACTGCCAACGCCATGATCGGCGGCACGTATGCGAACGGCACCTTCACCGCCGCGCCCGCGCCGGCCCCTCTATCTTAACCCGCCATGTTCGGCGAAAAGGATCAAGCCATGACTCTAAGCGATTGGCTTACCCATATCGAATGGCTGATCGGCGGCATGGCGGGCAGCTGTCTCGCCGCGTTCGGCGGCCTCTACTGGGTGTGGGATTATGCGCGTAAAAGCGATGCGATCATTCGCAACGAAGGCGCCGAGAGCCGCGAGCGGCTAAGGCTGGAACTCGGCCGCACCGACGACAAGCTGGCGAACGACCTCAAGGGCATCGCCGATCAGATGCGTGCCTTTCAGAATGAAATCTATACGCGCGACGACGCCGACAACCTCGAGCGCAAGCTGTTCGCCCGCACCGATCGCATCGAAAACAAGGTCGACGATATCAGCGCCAAGATCAATCAACTGATCGGCCGGGCGGGGAGGGGAGAACCATGCTGAGAATCCGTATCGATAGCGGCCGCTATACGCTCGACGAGACTTCAGGGTAGCGACCTTCATGCCGCGCCGTTCAATCAGCCGCCTCGGCTTAAAAATCGGGGCGGCTTTTTTATTGGGGATTTGCATGACCAGACCCATCAACGCCGCGGGAATCGCCTTGCTCGACAGCTCGGAATCCTGCCGCCTCTATACCTACGACGATCGTACCGGAAAACGTGTGGAAGCGGGGCAGAAAGTCACCGGCAGGCTGACCGCGGGCTGGGGCCACACCGGCCCGGATGTGAAGGCCGGCATGGAAGTGACGCAGCAGATCGCCGATACCTGGCGTCTGCTCGATCGCAAGCGCACCGCCGATTTTGTCGAGCGCGCGGTGACCCGCCCGATGACCGACAATCAGTTCGCGGCACTGGTCGATTTTGCCTTCAACGCCGGGGTCGGCGCCTTCCAGCGCACGCTCGCGCCAAAGGTCAATACCGGCGATTGGTCCGGCGTGATCGCCGAGCTGCGCTTGTGGGTGACCAGCGGCGGCAGGGTCATGCCCGGCCTTAAAATTCGCCGCGCGCGCGAGATTACCCTAATCCTGACGCCGGACACGGCGGCCCTGCCACCCGGTGCGTCTGCAGTCTTGACCGGCGCCGCGCCGGATCGCCCCGGCCTGTGGCGGCGCTTTTGTTCCTGGTTCCACTCAGTCTGACTCTCAACCCGCCGTCGCGATTTTTCGCGGCGGCTTTTTATGGAGACACCATGCCCCTGGAAATAGTCCTGCGTACAGCCGAAACGCTGACCATCACCGCCACGCCGCAGCAAATCCTCGCCTCGCGCGAGGCCGGCGATAACCGCGCCTATCTCAGCTTCTTCAATAAGGACGCGGCCAACACGGTCATGGTCGCCTCCGATACCGAATACGATTCGCCTGCCTTCAGTACGGCCAGCGGCGGCCGCCCGGTCTATCCGCAATCGGAAGCGTGGGAACAGCCGGGCGCCGTGCCCGGCAACGCCTATTGGGCGTGGACATTGTCCGGCACCGCGCTTCTCAACATTCAGGAGGGCTGAGCCATGCCGATGAACAGCAAAGCTTCAACCGCAAGCGGCGTCGGCGCCCTGCAATCGGTTCCCGCGGGATCGACCGACGGCACGCCGCTCGGCACGATGCCTTCCAGCGCGGTCGGCGCGCGCTTCTATCTTGGCTCCGGCGATAGCGTCACCTTCACCATTGCGTCCTCGCAGCCCGGCAGCGCGCCGACCGTGACCTACACGCTGTCCGGCGCGTCCGGTGGCACCGGGCCGAACTGGGATGAAAATCTCAACGGCCAGATGATTTATATCACCGCGAGCAGCGGTTCACCGAAATTCAGGTGGTTCTGATGATGAAACGAGTTGCCTTCATTTTGCTGGCGATTGTTGTTGCCGGACCGGCTTTTGCGTCCGGCAATAACCTGACGCTTGCCGGCGACACCTATGCCACCGGAAAATTTAACCAGGGGTTATCCGGCAGCACGTCGGCCTATCAAACCTCGATCGATACCAGCGCCGCGAACCTGCCCTACACGGTCGAAGCCTGGTATCAAGTCACGTCCTCAAGCGGGACACAGGTTATTTTAGGACAGGAAGCGGCATCGGCCCGTAACTCGATCGGCTGGTACATCGGGATGTCGAACGGGAAAGCCCAAGCGGCGACGGCGCCGAGCGGCAGCCCCGTAAATATCACGACGACGACAACGGTCGGAGACGGGAACTGGCACCATTTCGCGCTGGTCATCACCTCAACCGGCGCAACGTTTTACGTCGATGGCGTCAACGTCGGCAGCAATAGCGCCGCGCCCGCGACGGCGGCCTCGATCGACGTCGGCCACTTCGACAGTAACTCTTCTTTCAATGCGACGGGCGTCATAGACGAGGTGGCGATTTGGCAAGGCGCGCATTATTCGGCTAATTTCACGCCGCCTGCGTCGCCCTATGTCGGCACCGAAACAAACCTTATTGCTCTTTACCACCTCGACGGAAACGGCACAGATTCGCAAGGGTCTGTCTCACCGGCAACGACATACACTTTAACCGGCCCGTCGAGCGGGACTGTTTCGACCGCGTCCAGCAATTTTACGGTTACCGTCACCGGCTCTCTGGCAAGCGCCGTCACGATCACCCCGTCGGACGGATCGTGCTCAAGCTGTTTCAGCCCGACGTCGGTAACCCTGGCGGCGGAAACCACGGGAACGGCCAGCGCAACCTTCACCTATACGCCGACCGGCACCGGCACGAAGACGATCTCGACAACCAATAACGGGTCGCTGACCAATCCGTCGTCGGTGACTTATACATCGAATGCGTCCGGATCGACGGTAACTTATCCCGTCACTAATGCGGCGTTTCATTTCAGCCCGATTAATTGGGTTGGCGACACGGGGCGCGGCGGTTCGGTCTATCGGCGCTCGGCCTATCCCGGCGCGTATTTCAGCTTTACCTTCAT